GCCGTTTGGTACAAGTATGCTTGAGCCTGTATTTAAAGTATACAAGCAAAAAGAATTATTAGAAGATAGTATTATTATCTATCGTGTGCAACGTGCGCCAGAACGTAGAGTATTTTATATTGATGTTGGTGATATGCCAACTCATAAAGCACGACAACATTTAGAACGTATTAAGAATGAAATTCATCAACGAAGAATCCCATCTAAAACAGGTGGTGGTGCTAACGTTGTTGATAGTGCATACAATCCACTTTCTATTATGGAAGATTACTTCTTTGCTCAAACGGCTGAAGGTCGTGGTTCTAAAGTCGAAACACTTCCAGGTGGCGAGAACTTAGGTCAAATTGATGACTTGAAGTTCTTTAATGATAAACTATTAAGAGGTTTACGTGTTCCACCAAGTTATTTGGGTGGTATGGATGCAAATGGTTCTGCGTTTAATGACGGACGAACTGGTACTGCAATGATACAAGAGTTTAGATTTACGAAATATTGCGAAAGACTACAACAACTTATTGTTGAAGAACTAGATAAAGAATTTAAGATGTTCTTAAAACATCGTGGCGTTATGATTGAAAGTAGTTCTTTTGATTTGGCATTTAATACTGTACAAAACTTTGGTAAGTATCGTCAAGCAGAAGTAGACCAAGTAGCAATGAATGTATTTACAAGTGTCGAAAGTGCAGATTACATCAGTAAACGTTTTGCAATGAAACGTTTCTTAGGACTATCTGAAGAAGAAATCTTAGAAAATTCAATGATGTGGAAAGAAGAGAACGATGTTGAAGACCCAATGCAAGGCAGTGATGACGGGCTTAAAGGGGTTGGAGCATCACCAGGACCCGGAGGTGGCGACTTTGATGGCGGCGCTGAAGACTTCGATGACTTAGAAGGTGATGACGAAGAAGGTTCTGTTATATCTGGTGCTGAAAATGCCGAAGATGATACAGAAACAGACGAGAATGTATAAATACTAGTATGAAATATATTGAAATAAATGAAAACTATTCGCCAGAAGAGGACGAGTTTAACGCTATCGATTTAGAAGATACTCGTAAATCTCGCTTGACTCTTGAACACCTTTCTAAACTTAGAAAGATAAGAGAGTACAGAAAGTTCCAAAAAGCATCTGATAACGAACAAGTTAAGAAGCAATATGGCGGCTCAGCAGATGCAACGGCGGCTGGTGCTGGAGAATTAGACTTATAATATCTATATTTTTGTTATTAAGTATAGTTTTAAAGAATAGTAAAACTTACTAAATATCTTAGGTTAAGAGCAATAACCTTAAAAACTGCTCATTTCCGAGTGTATCATCGATATACTCACTTAATCCCTATAAATACTTGTGTATGAAACCCACTATAGACTTAATATGAGTATATGTGTGTTCGTTTCTATAACCTGCCGCGATTGGTGGCTATGAATAAGATTTTTAAGGAGACTTAACATGTCAAGAAGTACACTAGAACAAGTGCTAGAATTGTTAATCAATGAGGAAACTGCAAAAGCCGAATCGCTTTTACATGACTTCGTTGTTGAACAAGCACGACAAATCCACGAGGATTCTCTTAACGAAAGCGACACAGTTGTAGAAGAAGAACTTGAGGAAATTGAAGAAACAGATGAAGTTGAAACTTTGAACGATGATATCGAGCAAGATTCTGACGAAATCGAAACAGAAGAAATTTTTGATGACGAAGAAATGTCTGACGATGATGCTGAAGAAGACCTAGAAATGGGTGAAGAAGAGCCAGCGGAAGAGATTGAAGACAGAGTTGAAGATTTAGAGTCAGCATTAGCAGACCTAGAAGCAGAATTTGAAAAAATTATGTCAGGTGAAGATGATGCAGAAGAAGAAGATGAAGACGAAGAAGGCGAAGACATGGACATGGACATGGATTTAGATATTGATGAGCCAGAAATGGAAGAGTCAGTTGAAGAAACTTTCGAAGAAGCAGAAGAAACTGATGAATCAGTTGAAGAAGCGGCATCTGAAGACTTAGACGAAGACGAAAAGTTGGAAGAGTATACTATTCCAGCAACTGCTAAAGAAGGCGATGATGGAGAAGGTTCTTCACCAGTAGCCAAAGATGGTGGTGCAGACGAAAGTGATGCAGGACCAGTTGGACAAAATGATGGTAACACATCAGGCGGCTCAGCAAAAGCAGAAGATATGAAAACAGGTAATGTAAACACAGTTGGCAATAAAAAAGCGCCAGCGCCGAAAAAAGCCTAAGTAATATAACTCTATTTGGAGAAACCAATGACCGTTCTTATTGAAAAATATACACATAATCAAGCAAATGTTAAATCAAGAATTGTTGAAACGGAAGATGGTGGTAAGAGTATGTTCATGGAAGGTATTTTCGTCCAAGGTGACGTTAAGAATGCTAACCAAAGAATGTACCCTGCAAGTGAAATTTCCAAAGCAGTGGAATCAGTCCAAGCAAGAATTAAGGATGGATATCCAGTGTTAGGCGAATGCGACCACCCACCTGAGTTGACAGTAAATGTTGACCGTGTTTCACACATAATTGAAAACATGTGGATGGATGGTGCAAACGGCTTTGGTAAACTGAAGATTGTTCCTACGCCAATGGGTAACATTATTAGAACATTAATCGAATCAGGTGCCACTTTAGGTGTCTCGTCTCGTGGTTCTGGTGAAGTTGACCACGCTGGTAAAGTGAGCAATTATGAAATTATCACTGTCGATATTGTGGCACAGCCAAGTGCCCCGGACGCATATCCGAAAGCAATATACGAAGGATTGATGAACATGAATGGCGGCTTCGAAACATGGAAGTTAGCACAGAATGTTCAAATGGACAAGTCGGCTCAAAAGTACTTGTCAAAAGAAATAGTTAAGTTCATTAGAGAACTTAAACTTTAATAGAAGAAGGAGAACCAACAATGGCAACAAATGAAATCCTTGCTGGTCTTCTTGAGTCTGATGTTTTATCTGAAGAAGTTTCAGTGCAAATATCAGAGGCTTGGGAAGCACAAATAAATGAAGCAAGAGAGGAGATAACAGCCGAGTTGCGTGAAGAGTTCGCACAAAAGTTTGAACACGACAAATCAGTAATTGTAGAAGCCATGGATAACATGCTTTCAACAGCAATTAAAACTGAAATGGAAGAGTTCAAGACAGACCGTGAACAACTAATCGCAGAACGTGTTGCATACAAGAAAGCAATTTCTGAACATGCATCTCTCCTTGAAAAATTCATTACTTCTCAATTAGCGTCAGAAGTTAAAGAATTACGTGACGACCGTGCTAAAGTTAACGAACATTTAGATAGAACTAAAGACTTCGTTGTTAAACAACTTTCACGTGAACTTGCGGAATTCCACGATGATAAGCGTGACTTAGTGGAAACTAAAGTACGCATGGTAGCAGAAGGTAAAGAAATTCTTACTAAAACTAAGGATTCATTTATCAAGCGTTCAGCAGAATTAGTCGAAAAGACTATCGAAACTGCTCTACGTTCTGAATTGGCTGTTCTTAAAGAGGACATCCAAGCGGCGAAAGAAAACGAGTTTGGCCGTAAAATTTTTGAAACATTCGCAGGCGAATTCATGACATCACAATTAAGTGAAGGTACTGAAGTTGCTAAGATTACTAAAAAATTAGAAGAAACTGCATCCACGATTGCTAAATTGGAAGCAACAATTACTGAAAAAGAAGAAGCCATTTCAAGCGTTTCAACTGCGAAGAAAGTGCTAGAAGACAGAATGGACCGAAACAAGGTCATGGAAAGTCTTTTATCGCCTCTAGGCAAAGAAAAGCGTACGGTAATGAGTGACTTACTTGAAACAGTAAAAACAACTAATTTAAAATCTGCATTTAAGAAATATTTACCTGCAGTTTTGAATGAAAGTGTCTCTACAGAGACAAAACAATCGTTAAATGAAGGCAAAGTAACAGAACACACTGGCGACAGAGACGAAGAAGTAGTAACTACTTCATCAACTCCATCACAGAGTAGCGATGCCAATATAATTCAGTTAAAAAAATTGGCTGGACTTAAATAATAACCAGAAACAGGAGAAAAAGATGGAAAATCTTTTCGAAGGAAATAACTGGGACACTACACGTGAAACACTTCTAGATGGTCTAGAAGGTAACAAGCGTGACGTAATGTCAACAGTTTTAGAAAACACAAAACAAGCACTTACAGAAAGTGCTTCAGCAGGTGCATCACAGGCTGGTAATATTGCTACTTTGAACAAAGTTATTTTACCAATCATCAGACGTGTTATGCCTACTGTAATTGCAAACGAAATCATCGGCGTACAGCCAATGACTGGTCCAGTTGGACAAATTCACTCACTACGTGTAAGATATGCGGAAACTACTGGCGGTGCAACTGCTGGTTCTGAAGCACTTTCACCTTTTGATATCGCACAGTCTTATTCAGGCGACGGTTCATCGGCTCCAGCCGGTACAGCGTCAATGGAAGGCGATGCAGGTAACAAAATGTCAATTCAAGTGTTAAAGCAAACAGTTGAAGCGAAGACACGTAAATTATCAGCACGTTGGACATTTGAAGCGGCACAAGATGCTAATTCAATGCACGGCTTAGATGTTGAAGCAGAAATCATGGCAGCACTTGCTATGGAAATCACTGCTGAAATCGACCAAGAAGTTCTAGGTTCACTAGGCTCTCTTGCTACGGGCACAGCATCATTTGATATGAATGGTACATTTACTGGTACTCCAACTTTCGTTGGTGACAGACATGCGGTACTTGCAACTATGATGAATCGTGAAGCGAACTTAATCGCTCAACGTACTCGTAGAGGCGCGGCAAACTGGGCAGTTGTTTCACCTGCGGCACTTACAGTGCTACAGTCAGCAACTACATCAGCATTTGCTCGTACTACTGAAGGTACTTTTGAAGCACCTACAAACACTAAGTTTGTTGGTACTCTAAACGGTACTATGCGTATCTATGTAAATACATATGCTTCAGACACAACAGATGTTCTTTTAGGCTATAAAGGTCAAGGCGAAATTGACGCGGCTGCGTTCTATTGCCCATACGTTCCTTTAATGTCATCAGGCGTTGTGGTTGACCCATCAACTTTCGAACCAGTAGTTTCATTCATGACTCGTTACGGGTATGTTGAATTGAACAACACTGCATCATCACTTGGTAATGCGGCTGACTACGTTTCAAAAATTGCTATGGCAAACCTTTCATTCGTATAATATTTTATTATATATTGAATATAGAAAGCCACCTTCGGGTGGCTTTTTTATTGCCTGTTTCTAACCCATAAGATAAATACATATAATAATAACTTATTAGTATTTTGGAATAGCACATGGCAGAACAAATCAAATTTGGTGACAATCTCTACCTTCAAGGTGAAAGACTAGTATTAGATAACGGCGCAAATGCAGGTGTTATTTCTTCTGAAAATGGTACAGTTAAAATTGAGGGTAACCTCACAGTAACAGGCACAACAACTACTGTAAATTCTGAAACTGTAACTTTCGCAGATAGCATATTACTTCTTAATTCAAATGAAACTGGTACTCCCTCTGAAGACGGCGGAATTGAAATTGAAAGAGGAACAGCCACAAATAAATTACTAACATGGTCTGAATCTTCAGACAAATGGACAGTCGGAGCAGAAACTTTTGTTGCTGGCACATTTGAAGGTAACTTAACTGGCAACTCTACTGGTCTACATATCGGTGGATTACAGACGAATGGTCAAGACCTTATTAGTTCTGGATTATCTGAGTTGACAGATGTTCGAATCTGGCTTGGTTCAATTAATGACACAACAATAGGTGCAATAACTCCAGCGGCAGGCACATTCAGTACTATTACTGGTGATGGCACAGCAATAACTAATGTTCTAGCAAATTATACAACTACTAATTTACCTGAAGGCACAAACAAATACTTTACTGATGAAAGAGTTGATGACCGAATTGATTCATTGTTTACAAATGCATACGGAATAAGTGGAACTTACAATGATGCGGGCAATGTATACACTTTAGCATTTGACCCAGTTAATGCAGGTTCAGCCATTGCTGTATTAGATACAACAGACACAACTCAAGCAAAGTTTAGAACTATCCGTGAAGGACAAGTTGGAACTGGCGGACATGGAGACTTAACAGTTGCTTTGTCTGGAGATGAAATTGTAATTGACACTGCAATTCCAATAAATCAGGTAGCATACAACTCTTATACTGGCAACGGTTCGGTTAGTATTTACACTTTGCCATACTCAGTATCACAAGATTGGCAAGCGTTGGTTTATATTGATGGAGTAATCCAACATCCAACAATCAATTATTCAATTTCTGGCACAACATTAACATTAACATCTCCGTTGGGTAACAGTGCAGTGATGAATGTTGTAAGGATGGCAACAAATTCGGTATCAAGT